CCGGTCAAACTGGTAGTTGGGAAGATTTAGGTGGACCAACCCCCGAAAATTATCGCCCAGATGATGATTCGGCAAAACTCAAAGATCCTTCATTAACTCTTGCTCAAGTAAAGAATGTTGTAAATGCCAAGGCATCTGCAGCAGATACTATGAAGAGTGTAAAAGAAGAAGCAGAAGAAGAAGAAGAAGAAACTGAGGAAGATGATGAAAATGAAGATGATGAAAAGGAATATCCTAAAAAGAAAAAAGTTAAAAAGTCTATGAAGAATATGAAGGAGGAATCGGAAGAAGAAGATGAAGATGAAGATGAGGAAGTAGAAGAAGGTGAGGAAGACGAGTTTGATGTTGAAGAAGACGTTCAGGCTCTTCTTGCCGGTGAGGAACTCTCAGAAGAGTTTCAAGAAAAGGCAAGAACAATCTTTGAGGCAGCAATTCGTTCAAAAATTGTTGACATCAAAGAAGAACTTCAATATTCCTACGAGAAGGCACTCGTAGAACAAATTGAAACAATCAAAGAAGGTCTTGAAGACCGTATTGATTCTTATCTAGAATATGTTGCCGACGAGTGGGTTAATGAAAATGCACTCGTGATTGAGCAAGGTCTCAAGACTGAAATGACCGAATCATTCCTACAAGGAATGAAGAGTCTTTTTGAAGATCATTATGTATCAATCCCTGAAGAGAAATATGATGTAGTTGAGAGTATGGTAGATAAACTTGATGAAATGGAAGGAAAACTCAACGAGCAAATTGAAAGAAATGTTGCTCTAAACAGAAGACTAGCAGAGTCCGTTGCTGATGTAATTTTTGCAGATATCTCAGAAGGTCTTGCACTTTCTCAGAAGGATAAACTCTCTTCTCTTGCCGTAAATGTTGAGTTTGATAGTGAAGAAAACTATCGTGAGAAACTGGTAACATTAAGGGAGTCTTATTTCCCACATAACGCTGGTGCTCAAAGAGATGACTCTGAAACTTTGACTGAAAGTACCGATGTTCAATCTAATCAACCACAAGTTGATGGAAGAATGGCATCATATCTTCAAACTTTAGGAAGAGTCGCCAAATAGTGATTTTTAAATCATAAACAATCAAACACAAAATTTAAAGAGGTAAAAACAATGCAAATGTTCAACACAGAATATTTGCAGGAGAAGTGGGCTCCAATTCTCGACTATTCGGGATTGGATCAAATCAAAGATTCTCATCGTAGATCTGTAACCGCTATCCTGCTAGAAAATCAAGAAAGAGAACTGCGCGAAGAGAGTGCTTTTCTTTACGAAACCCCAACAATGGGAACCGCTTCAGGTTCTAGTGCCGGATTTGGTGGTAGTGCTCAAGGTTTTAGTGCCGGACCTACTGCAGGTTTCGATCCAGTTCTGATCTCCTTGATCAGACGCTCAATGCCTAATTTGATCGCCTATGATCTTTGTGGCGTTCAACCAATGAACGGTCCTACTGGACTTATTTTTGCAATGCGTTCGCGCTATAGCAATCAGACTAGTGGAACAGAAGCATTCTATAACGAATCTAATTCAGCATTCTCTGGTCAGGATGCAGGATTTGATGTAACAACCGGATTTACTGGTGCTTCCGTTGGTATGGGTACGACTGCTCAAGGTGGAAATAATCCTTCTATTCTTGCAGCTAACCAGGCAAACAATGCTGGAGTTGGTGATGATCAATATAACGTTGGTCAGGGTATGCGTACCGATAGCTCTGAAGCACTCGGAGATGCTGCTAATGGATCAAACAACTTCAATGAAATGGCATTCTCTATTGAGAAAGTCACCGTGACTGCAAAGTCAAGAGCACTAAAGGCTGAGTACTCACTTGAGCTTGCTCAAGACCTCAAGGCAATTCACGGTCTGAATGCAGAAGCTGAACTTGCCAACATTCTCTCTACAGAGATTCTTGCTGAAATTAACCGCGAAGTTATTCGTACCATTTATAAGATTGCCAAGCCAGGCGCTCAGGCAAACACTGCAACTGCCGGTACTTTTGACCTCGATGTTGATTCCAACGGTCGTTGGTCTGTTGAGAAGTTCAAGGGTCTTATCTTCCAAATCGAGCGCGATGCAAACGCAATCGCCCAACAAACTCGTAGAGGGAAGGGTAATATGATTCTTTGCTCCGCAGACGTTGCTTCGGCACTTGCGATGGCAGGAGTTCTGGATTATACCCCTGCACTCAATGCAAACTTGAACGTTGATGATACTGGCAATACTTTCGCCGGAGTTCTTCAAGGCAAGTATAAGGTTTATATTGATCCTTATTCTGCAAACGTATCACCTAATCAGTTCTACGTTGTTGGTTATAAGGGTTCTTCTGCATATGATGCAGGTCTATTCTACTGCCCTTATGTTCCTCTACAAATGGTTCGCGCCGTTGGTGAGAACACCTTCCAACCAAAAATTGGATTTAAGACACGCTATGGAATGGTTGCCAATCCATTTGCTGACGGTGCATCTGTAGGACAAGGAGCACTTAACACTAACTCTAACGTGTATTACAGAAGAGTCAAAGTGGCGAATTTAATGTAAGGTTATAAACCTAATGTGATTACTTGTATAAATAAGAGAGTCGTAAGACTCTCTTTTTTTATGCAACATTTTATATACAAGACCACACATATTTCCGGAAAATATTATATTGGTAGACACTCAACTAAAAATATCAACGACGGGTATTTTGGTAGCGGTCGATGGGTAAAATCCGTAAAAGATAAATCAAATCTTTCTAGAGAAATACTTGAATATTGTAATAATGATAAAGAACTAATAGAAAAAGAAACTCTTTTAATAGAAAAAAATATATCAAATCCACTATGTATGAACTGGAACGATAAAGGTGTTGGTTGGTCATCAAAGTTTAATCCATCCAAACTAAATCAAAATAGGTTTGCTGGAGATAAAAATCCAATGAAAAATGAAGAAGTTAGAAATAAAGTAAGTGAGTCTGTAAAAAAAGGATATGCCGAGGGCAGAATACATCCTCTACTAGGCAAAAACCATTCTCAAGAAACTATTGATAAAATAAAGAAATCCAAAAAAGGACAAAAACCATCGGAAAAGGCAATACAAAAATCTATAGAGGCAAGATTAGGCAAACCACAAACAGACTACCAAAAGCAAAAGGCAAAAGAGGCAAATGAAAAAACTTGGAAAATAATAACACCAGAGGGAGAAGAAGTCATTATAACAAATCTACGACAATATTCCTTAGAAAGAGGTTTAGACCCAGGAAATATGATGCATGTGGCAAGAGGGAGGCAAAATAAACATAAGGGTTATAAAGTATCTAAACTAACTTAATATACGAATCGCAAATTTAATGTAAGTCTTTCTCACATATATTTCAGGGGAACCTTCGGGTTCCCTTTTTTTATACAAATAAATAATAATAAAAAGATGAAGACTTTCAATCAATTTATATGTGAAGCAAATAAATTAGGTGTAATTGTTTCCACAAGCTCATATGGACCAGGATTATATGGGAATCCAACAGCATCTGGAGAAACCCTTACTCCATCTACCAGAGGAGTTGCACATAAAACTTTACCATTAGGAAGTAAAGTAAAAATTACAGATCCACAAACCAAAAAATCAGTAGAAACATCAGTAATTGATAGAGGACCATATCACGGAAATCGTGAATATGATTTGACTACAGGTACTACAAATGATATAGGATATAAAGATTATAAACAATTTGGCGTCAGAAATCTTGATGTCACACCAATTACAAATAAACCAAAAATAGAAAAACAAAAAGTAACCAAAAGTAAAGGATTAATGTCCGGAAGGTATTGATATGTCTTGTCCATTTCCTGGTCAAATTGATAATAGAAATTTCCTATCTCCAGTAGGATTTAAATTTTCTTTGGCAAAAAACTCAAAAGTTTCATTTTTTTGTAATTCTGCAAGAATACCAGAAATTGCACTTTCTTTGAATACGCAATCAACATACTTAAAAGATATCGATGTTCCTGGAGATAAACTTACATATGGTGACTTATCTTTAAGATTCTTGGTAGATGAGAATTTAGAAAATTATATGGTAATTCATAACTGGTTGACTGGTCTTGGATTTCCAGAAACAACTCAACAATATGATGATTTAATTACAATTCCAAATGATCAAACAAAACCTCAAGACCCATTGAGAGCATTTAGTGATGGAAGTCTTTATATTTTGAATAGTAATTATAATACAAATGCAATTGTAAAATTTAAAGATCTATTTCCAATATCATTAACTTCTTTAGACTTTGATGCAACTGAAACAGATATTCAATATTTTACGGCAGATGTAACTTTTAAGTATACCGTGTATAATATTTTAGGAACAGACGGACAACCTTTATGAATTTGGATGAAATTCAGGGAATGTGGGA